GACTGATGACGATGCGTGGTTCTTGACTACTGACGTACCTAACGGCATGAAGCACTTCACACGTGCGGCTATGACTACTGGTATGGACGGCGACTTCGATACTGGTAACGTACGTTACAAGGCTCGTGAGCGTTACAGCTTTGGCTGGTCAGATCCTCTGGGGATGTTCGGTTCTCCGGGTGCATAGTAGCTTTTAAGCTACAACGAGAGGGGGCCTTCGGGTCCCCTTTTTATTTGACTCAATTTATTACCTGTGCTTTAGTAAGCACAACTAGGAAATCGGTGCGTCGGACTGACCTAGCAGACGACATGCAGACAGGCGCACTAAACTCGCATGTGAGGACAATCTAATGGCGAACACTACTTTCTCCGGCCCAGTCATATCTGACAACGGCTTTAATCTCCCAGTAAGTCTTACTTCTGAGCTTCCAACTGCATCAGCGGATAACACAGGACAGATTCGTGTTATTACTGATAATGGTTCTGGCGACGACGAAGTTTGTATTGTTGTTTCTACTGGCTCAGCTTGGGTCGTTGCTTCAGGCGCAGCGCTTAGCTAATGGCTATTAGTGCAGCCGCTAAAGCGCATCTCGCTAAATTAGCTGAGCGACGCGCACAGGCTAAACCTGAAGCTAAAGCGGAAGAACCTAAGAGCGCTCCCGCGAAAAAGCCAGCAAAGAAACCCGCGACTAAGAAGGAAGCTAAGTAATGGGTATGCAATCTGATGGTCAGGCTAAAACCCTAACTGCTACTGGCGCAGTTTTTGGTGGCCCTGCTCGGATTATGGGTATCTACTATGTTGCTAGCGGTACCGCTGGCAGCGTAGTTATTAAGGATGGTGGAGCTTCTGGCACTACCGTCCTTACTATCGCTACCCCAGCGTCTGCTACAGCTACGAGTTATGTAGACTTATCAGCCGCGCCAATCCGTTGTGAGACTAGCGCACACGCCACTATTTCTAACGTCACATCTACTACGGTGCTTTACGCATAAGGAGTCACCATGCGTGCTTATTACAAAAAAGGTGGTAAGACAGCAGCTTGGCAGCGTAAAGAAGGAAAAAGTGAGTCAGGTGGGCTAAACGCTAAGGGCGTTGCTAGCTATCGTCGGGAGAACCCCGGTAGTAAGCTAAAGACCGCTGTGACTACAAAACCAAGTAAACTGAAGAAAGGATCGAAGGCCGCTAAACGCCGCGCTTCTTTTTGTGCTCGTATGAAGGGTATGAAGAAACGCTTAACTAGCGCGAAGACAGCGAACGATCCGAATAGTCGTATTAATAAAAGTTTACGTAAGTGGAATTGTTGATGGCTACTAGAGCTAAAAAGGTTCAAGAAGTTACATTGTCACTAGAGGACAAAGAGCTACAGGCTAAGGATGTGCTTCTATTATTAGAATCACACGAGAAAGAATGTAGCGCTAGGTACGAACGTATAGAGGAAAAGCTGTCTGACCAGAAGGCTTTTCTTGAGAAATTGGATCTACGTATGTGGGGCTTAGCCGTACTTATCGTAGGCGTTGCCGTAGCAGAGAGGTTTATGTAATGAAAATGTGCCCCGGGTGTGAAACACCAACAAAATGTAAAGCGGCTAAGAAGTGTCTTGGCCCTAAAGTCGTTAAGAAGAAGTTGGGTGGTGGGCTTAAAGAGCCAACAAACGCTGGGTTGAAGAAACTACCTACAGAAGTCCGTAACAATATGGGCTTCAAGAAGTACGGCGGTAGCGTTAAGAAGATGAAAGGTGGCGGCAAGTGCATGGTGGATGGTATTGCCATGCGAGGCAGAACCAAAATCAAAGGTAAGTAGCGATGCGTAGCTACTACAAGAAAGGTGGCACCGTGAAAGACGCTTGTTACCACAAGGTAAAGGCGCAGTATCGCGTATTTCCGAGCGCGTATGCCTCGGGGGCCATTGCAAAGTGCCGAAAGAAACGGGCTGGTAAAAAGTAATGGCCGTTCGTAAAACTGCTAAAGGAGCCGCGTTAAAACGTTGGTTCAAAGAGGAGTGGAAAGATGTACGAACTGGAAAAGCATGCGGTCGTGGAAAAGATGAAAAGCGCGGTACGCCGTATTGTAGACCGAGTAAAAGAGTTTCTAGCAAAACTCCAAAAACGTCAGGAGAAATGACGGCTGCGGAGAAGAAGAAACGTATAGCCCAGAAGAAGCGGCTAGGGCAGCCAGCAGGAAAGCCACGCAGAGTGGCACCGCTTAAAAGGAAGAAGAAGTAATGGCAACGTCAGGCACAGCGACATTTAACTTAGACCTCAACAGTATCGTTGAGGAGGCGTTTGAGCGTTGTGGTGTTGAGCTTCGTACAGGCTACGATCTGCGTACAGCTCGCCGTAGTTTGAATCTTCTGTCTATTGAGTGGGCCAACCGTGGTATTAACTTGTGGACGATTGAAGAAGGCTCTGTCTCTCTGACTGACGGTACGTCTCAGTACAACCTACCTACAGACACGATTGATTTGCTTGATCACGTGATACGTACAGGAACTGGTACAAGTCAGTCTGATCTGAACATTACACGTATCAGCGTGTCTACATTCGCTAGCATCCCTAACAAGAACGCTGAAGGCCGTCCGATTCAGGTTTGGATTGATCGACAGGCAGATATTCCACAGATTAATGTGTGGCCTGCCCCTAATAACGACAGCTACACGTTTGTTTACTGGCGCATGCGTCGTATCCAAGATGCCGGTAACGGCGTAAACACACAGGACATTCCGTTCCGTTTATTACCTTGTTTGGTGGCGGGACTAGCTTATTACTTGTCTCTGAAGATCCCGGAGGCGATGAACCGTATTGAGATGCTGAAAGCATCATATGAAGAACAGTGGAACCTAGCGTCTGGAGAAGATAGAGATAAGGCTTCTTTGCGTTTGGCTCCGCGTGAGTTCTTCTATTAAGGAGTAGATGTGGCTACACAGTTTGCCCTAGGCAAGAGAGCGCTAGCCGTATGTGATCGGTGCGGGTTTCAGTACAAATTGAAAGAGCTGAAGCCGCTTACGATTAAGACAAAGAATGTTAATACAATGGTTTGCCCTACATGTTGGGAGCCAGATCATCCGCAGCTAAGGCTGGGAATGTATGTAGTGCAGGACCCACAAGCGTTGCGGAATCCGCGTCCTGATACTTCCTATGAAGAATCAAGGAACATACAATGGGGTTGGAATCCTGTAGGGTTGTATAATCCTTTAGGACTCAGTAACTTACCGAATAAACTTGTAGCTACTACTTCAGTAGGTACAGTAACGGTAACGATCTCGTAGGAGATATTGTGAACTACACTACGCTGTTTGAGACAATTAAGGGCTACGTCGAGAACGACTTCCCGAATACTACGTGGACTGACACTACTAACAATAGTGGAGATTTCACTGGTAAAGAGCAGGTTGATACTTTTATCAAACAGGCTGAGCAGCGTATTTATAACGGAGTACAGATACTTGACCTTCGCAAGAATGTTACTGGTGCGGTTACTACTAGCAACAAGTATGTCACTCTCCCTACTGATTGGCTGGCAACTTATTCACTGGCTGTCGTAGATGGAGATGGAGCTTACAGCTACCTGTTGAATAAGGATGTGAACTACATCCGTGAGGCATTTCCTACACCTACAGACACAGGCTTACCTACTCATTACGGTACGTTTGATAAGAACTCACTGATTGTCGGCCCTACGCCAGACAGTACGTATACCGTAGAACTACATTATTTTTACTACCCAGAGACTATTGTTACCGCTACGACCTCGTGGCTGGGCGACAACTTTGACTCTGTTCTTCTTTATGGTGCTTTACTAGAGGCTTATACTTTTATGAAAGGTGAGCAAGACGTAATAGCGAATTACCAGAAAAGGTATGACGAAGCTCTAGCGCAGCTTAAAATGCAAGCGGAAGGTAAGAATCGTCAGGATATGTACAGAACTGCTCAAGCTAGATACCCAGTGCGGTAAAGGAGTAAACAATGGCAATTACGCAGACTTTAACCACCTCCTTTAAGAGTGAACTCTTGGGGGGTACACATGACCTTGATACAGATACGATCAAGATGGCTTTAATCGACCCAAGTATGACTGGTACATACGGTGCGGCTACTACTAACTACTCAGACGTTACCGGCAACAGCGATGAAGTATCTGGCGATGGGTATACCGCTGGCGGGATTACTCTCACAGGTGCGACTATCGATACCGACGGTACAACAGCGTATCTAGACTTCACTACAGATGCTGTATTTAGTGACGTAGACATCGATGCTCGTGGCGCGATTATTTACAA